CACTTAGCCAGTCTAGGGACATCTACCTAACCGGCTATGGCTCTGGTCAGCTGCAAACCTTGCTACGCCGGGCGCTCCCTGGAAGCACTAAGGACTGGGCGAGGGTAGCCGGTGACCTTGGCTTGAATGGGGTTGTGGCTAGTGCCATCGATTGGTACGTCAGGAACTACCCACAGGCAACACCAAAGTACTATCGCCCTGTAGACAGCCAGCAGGCAGAACCGGTAGAAGACCACCCGGTGTTACAGCTCATGGCTCAACCTGATCCGATGATTATGGGTAGCCTTTTCTGGGGCTGGGTCATTCAAGACTACAAGTTATTCGGCAACACTTACCTGAGAAAGATTCGCTCTACAACCCGTGGCACCGTGACCGCTTTGCAGTTTCTGCCGCAGGACATGGTTAGACCGGTAGGCAATGGGGTAAACCCTTTGACGCACTACGTCTACACCACGGATGGTCGCTCCTTTGACATCCCGGTATCCGACATCATCCACATCCGGTACGGCAGAGACCCTAGCGACATCCGCATTGGTAGAGCGCCGCTTACCGCTGTCCTGCGCGAGATTGCAACCGACAACACGGCATCCACTACCGCTTATGGCTTGCTTGCCAACGGTGCTATGCCTTCATTGATTGTCGGGCCTGATGCCAAAGAGACAACCGTTGACATGAGCATGGATGATGCGCGGCAGGTCAAGCGGCAACTGCACGAAGACCTTACCGGGGACGGTTCAGGCGGCATCGTGGTTATGACCGGTGCCTACAAAGTTGACAGGGTTAGCCTTACACCTGCCGACCTTGCGCTAGACTCGGTACGGCGTGTACCGGAGGAGCGTATCTGTTCAGCGCTTGGTATCAACCCGATGGTACTAGGGCTTGGTTCAGGCTTAGAGCGCTCTACATATAGCAATTATGAGAGAGCGCAACAGGCCGCATGGGAAGACGGCATGGTGCCTTTGCTCCGTACCTTGGCGGATGCTATCACCGCTGACCTGCTGCCGGAGTACCCTGAGACACAGCAGGGTGACTTTGTGATGTACGACCTTGAAACCGTGCGGGCGCTTGCTGACGATATGCAAGCGGAAGCGGTAAGAGCCGAGAAACTCTACAAGGCTGGCATTATTGATCGGGCTGAAGCCAAGCGTATAGCAGGCCTTGAAGCCGTGCCTGAAGACGAAGGGCAGCTACACCCAACGGCAATCCCCGTACAAAGCGACGGTGGCTTTGAAGGTGCAGCCGTTCGGTCTTACGATGTGAAGTTCCGACCAACAGAGGCAATGCGGACAGCAGCACAACGGGCGCTTGACTGGAAGGCTGAGGGCTTTGACGGCGGGACGCGGGTAGGCTTGGCAAGGGCTAACCAAATCGTGAACGGTGAGAAACTTTCCGAAGACACCATCCTCCGGATGTATTCTTTCTTCTCCCGTCATGAAGTAGACAAACAGGCTGAAGGCTTCAACGCTGGTGAGGAAGGGTTCCCCAGTCCGGGGCGTGTAGCCTGGGACTTGTGGGGCGGCGATGCCGGGTTCCGCTGGTCTACATCCAAGCGGGACGCAATGCAGCCTGATGGCAAGAGCCTTGATGGTGATCACGTATGCACTCCGGGGGTAGTGTATAAGAGCCACCCTTTTTACGGGTATTCGCTGGAGGAAATCTCAAGCGAGTAGACAGCGGTACAGCACGGATCTATGCCGCTGGGCAGAAGTATCGGAATGACCTGCTAGAGCGTGAAGGCGTAGCCATCAGCCGTATGCAACGTGCTTACAAAGCGGCAACTAAAGCAAGCATCGATGAGCTTGAAGCGTTGGAGGGTAGGATAGCCGAGCGTGAAGCCAACGGGGAGCCGCCAAGCGAAACTATCCTTTTCATGCGTCAGCGGATAATAGACAACATAGAGGAGCTGGGGCGCAACCTCAAAAAGTTTAGTGCTGAAGGAACACAAATAACAATCGATGGCCAGACTGAAGCCGCTACGCTTGCTAATGATGCAACGCAAAGCCTTGTGGAAGCGGCAGCGGGTAAAAAGCCCGCCAACGTTTCCATTGGTTCTTCATGGACAAACTTACCAGACGAACAACTCCAAGCCTTTGTCGGGTTCGCTGGCGATGGTTCACCTCTGGTTGAGTTATTCAATAAGATTCCACAGGTAACCACCGACGCTATGCAGATGGCTTTAGTGCAAGGCATCAGCCTTGGTGAAGGCCCGCGCACGGTAGCACGGCGGGTACGCAAAGCGGCGGACATCGGGCGGCAACGAGCAGAGACGATAGCGCGTACCGAGATGATACGCGCAAGCCGGGAAGCACAGCGGCAACTGTATACCGATAATCCTTCCGTTACCGGTTACCGGCGGCAGGCTACGCAGGATGCGCGGGTATGCCTTGCTTGCTTGGCTTTGTCCGGTACCCTTCATGCCACCGACACCATCATGCCTTCACACCCGAACTGCCGGTGCGTGATGATTCCGGAGACGCTCTCCTGGGCGGAGATTACGGGCGATGACAGCATCCCGGATACACGGCCAGAGGTTGCTACCCCTGAACGTATTCTTGCTGGTTTGACCGATGCCGAGAAGATGGCAATCATGGGGCCTGCAAGGTTTGAACTTTACAAGAATGGGAAACCATTACTTGATATGGTTCAAGTCAAGCAGGATAAGGATTGGGGGCCTACTACACAGGTGTTGCCATTGCGTGACATCGGTGGCCCTTTGCGTGTACAACTACCAACTGCACCGAAGACACCGAAGGGCGCTACAGCGCCTAAGCCTATTGAAGTTGTGAAGCCATCTATCAATCGTGATCCGCAGGCACTACTTGAAGCGTTCAAAAAAATAGGGCCTAAAACATCTGAGCAAATTAGTCAGGAACGTGATGAATATTTTGCGGAACGAAGCTTGTTTATACAGAGCAAAAAAGCTCAAGGTATTCAAAGAAGAGATGCGCTTGAGGAATGGAATATCGATAATGCAAAAAGATTGGAGTTTATAGAAAATCAAACTGCAAGTACAAAGATAACTGACGAAATGCGTAAGAAAATGCATAAGTTGATGTTTTCCGATGATGCATTAGATATCCAAAAAGTGCCATACCAAGACGTTATTGAGCCACCAGATAAAAGGTTAGATGACAAATTCCATAAAGCTTACGATGACTGCATTGATTATGTTTTTAAGTTCATTGATAAAAGAAAACTATCTTTATCAGATGAGAGCATGATGATGAAGTTTGTAAACCTTGACGAGATACAAATCTTTATAGAACAAAAAGATAATGTTTATGGATTTTGTGAATGGACTGGCGAAGGAAGAATAGCACTGAACGATAAACTCCAAAAATTGGAAACTAAATTTGAACCAACGTTTCACGAAGGTTCATCTTTCCGAACACTTGCACATGAAATGATGCACTGGCTAGATGCTAGAGATCCAGCACTAAGAAAACGGATAAGTAACTTTTATGAGAGAAGAACCGCTGGAGATGATTGGGAAGCTAGCAAATATGGCGGTGAGTACAAAAAAGATGAATGGCTTGAAGCATATATGGGTCAGCGTTATAAACCATTAGAAGATCAAGGGTATGGGCTTGAAGTCCCGACACGCGGTATTGAATATCTTCTAAGTGATCCGCTTAAGTTTGCGCAAGAAGATTTTGACCACTTCAGTTTCATGATTACCGAGGTATTAGGTACCGGCAAATGAAAGTCATAGTTCGGCTTGACGATGCTCAAATGATTATTGAAAGCCCAGACGTGTACACTCGTCCAAAAATATCCGGCAGCTTGTGGGATGCAATGAAAATGACATCAATTTCTGCATGGCTTGCGTTATATAACCAATCTAGATTTCATAAATACGAAGAGATTGATTTTGCGTTGGCACTTCAAAAGGATGCATTGATGACTGTGGACTTTGTTGAGCCTATAGACGGGTACGATGCAGGTAAATATAACACCGTTTAGCCTATGTGGGATAGTGGAGCCATGGACTTGCTGACATCATTCGTAGACGGGATAAAGAGCGACCGGCTTGGTTACGTCAAGGGCTACCTTGTGCGCTTTGGCGATACCAAGACCGCTGACCTTGAAGGTGACTTTTTCACCGCTTCAACCGACTACGGCTTTCCGGTATCGAAGGGTCAGCGCGTACCGCTCAACGTGTACTATCACCACGGTATGGATGCCGCTGTCGGCAAGAAGAGCATCGGTACAGGCTTTGTAAAGATGGACGATACCGGGCTTTGGTACGAGGCGCAGCTAGATATGGCCGACGAGTACGGAAGCATGATTGCGAAGCTCTGCAAGCAAGGCAAGATGGGCTTTTCCTCTGGTGCTGCTGGTCATCTGGTAGAGCGCAAGAGCATGGGCGGTGCAGCTGAAATCACACGCTGGCCTATCGCTGAAGCAAGCATTACACCGACACCAGCCGAGTATCGCAACAGTGTAAAGACCTTGAAGGAGTACTACGGCATGGAGCCTATGATGGATATGGAAGAAGAGATGGTTATGGCTCCAATGCCTGAACAATCCCCGGAAGAATACGCCATGTCGGTCTTTGATGAGTCTGAGGGTGACCTTATACATGAGGGGCTTGAAGCCTACTACGATGCGCTCTGCGGAGCCATCGAAGCGGTATCCGATCAGAGCATGGCGGATGCCGTCATTGACGAATTTGCTCGACGTGCCAAGGGGCTATACGCCATGCACGGTATGAAGAGCGTACAACCCGCTTCCCTGCGGGGTGTTGAACGTCGGCTGCGGGATGCAGTCGGTTTGTCACGGTCAAGCGCCAAGCGCTTGGCTCCCGTAGTCTGGGATTCTCTGCGGGATGCAGACCAGCCGGAAGAGCAGC